GAATTTTTAGGATCTGTTAATACTCTTATCAATCCAGCAAAACTTAAAACTTTAGCATATGACGATCCATTAAACAGAAATGCTGGATTAGATGTATATGAAGCACCAATAAAAGATCGCAATTACTTAATGACAGTTGACGTTGCTCGTGGACTAGGTAACGATTATTCTGCATTTATAGTGTTTGATATTACAGAGTTTCCATATAAGGTTGTAGCAAAATATAGGAATAATGAAATTAAACCTATGCTATTTCCTAGTATAATTCATAATGTAGCAACTGGTTATAATAAAGCATTCTTATTGGTAGAAGTAAATGATATTGGAGATCAGGTTGCAAGTATTTTAAATTATGATTTAGAGTATGATAATCTTCTAATGTGTTCTATGAGAGGGCGTAATGGACAGATTGTTGGATCTGGATTTAGTGGAAAGAAATCACAACTTGGTGTAAGAACAACTGCTGCTGTTAAAAAACTTGGTTGCTCTAATCTTAAAACTCTCTTAGAAGATGATAAAATATTAGTCTCTGATTATGATATTATTTCGGAGTTAACAACATTTGCACAAAAGCATAATTCATTTGAAGCAGAAGAAGGATGTAATGATGACCTTGCAATGTGTTTAGTATTATTTGCTTGGTTAGTTGCACAAGATTATTTTAAGGAAATGACGGACAATGATGTTCGTAAGAGAATATATGAAGAGCAGAAGAATCAGATAGATCAAGATATGGCACCATTTGGATTTATTTCAGATGGATTTGATCAAGATAGTTTTGTAGATGTAGATGGTGATAGATGGCATACTGATGAATATGGGGATCGATCCTATATGTGGGACTATATGTAAATGGAGTTTGATGAACAACTTGAATTAGATCATTTATTTTTAAAAGAAAGAAAGTGTAGAAAATGTGGAAAGATAAAGGATCTAATGACTGATTTTTATCTTACTAGAAAGAATAGAAGAAATCCATCAGCATATTCTTATGAATGTAAAGTGTGTACTATAAAAAGAATAGTTAGTAGTAGGAAGAAAAATAAAAAAATTATAGATTGGCAATATCCTGATTGGTAATGTTCGTGCATCGTTTCCCCAGTGAAAACACCCTAATCAATAAATAATTTTAGTAATATCCTGAGATTCGGAGAGTAATAAAGATGCCTCTAAATTTAGCATCTCCTGGTATAGTAATAAGAGAGGTTGACCTAACTCTAGGTAGAGTAGATCCTACAAGTGGATCTATTGGAGCCTTGGTCGCACCTTTCTCTAAAGGACCTGTAAATGAACCCCAACTCATCGAAAGTGAGGAGGATCTTCTACAGACTTTTGGACAACCATACCCAGTAGACAAACATTATGAGCATTGGATGGTGGCATCATCATTCCTCGCATACGGTGGAACAATGCAAGTTGTTCGTGCAGATGACCATAATACAGCAACAGGAGTTGGTGTATCAAACGCATTTGTAGGAACTGCATCAAGCATAAGAGTATTAAGTAACACACATTATAATCAGTTAGGTTATGATGAGAATGCCATTACAGGTGCAACTGTGGTTGCAAAAAACCCAGGAACTTGGGCAAATGGTGTTAGAGTTGCTATTATAGACAGTTTAGCAGATCAAACATTAACTGTTCAAAATTCAAATGCTTTTGCGGTTGGAACAGCAGTTACAGTATCAGCATCTGGTATAAAGAAACCAACTGCCACTGGAACAGAAACTCTGGATGGTTACATTAAAGGTATTGTAACAGAGACTCCTAATACCACAACTTTAGGTGTTAAAGTTATTTCACATGTATCTGCAGCAGGTACTGTAACTAATGTTGAGTATGGTGGAATTTATAAGTTTGGTGCTGGTGAAGTTGGTCTTACAACTGCTGGAGGAACCATAGATGGTACTGGTGGCACAAACACAATCACTAAAGAGGTTGATTGGTTTGAAAATCAGAATATAGTATTAACCAGTAAAGATGCTAATGGAAATCCAATTACTCTTGAGTGGGATCAATTAGCAAATGCACCAGGAACTTCAGCATATGTTGCTGCAAGAGGTGGTAGAAATGATGAAGTTCACGTTGTTGTTATTGACGACAAAGGAACAGTAACTGGCAACGCTGGTACAATTCTTGAAAAGCATTTAAATCTTTCTAAAGCAAAAGATGGTGAGTATTCAGTTGGATCTACTTCTTATTGGAGAAAGTATCTAGCAACCAACTCTAAGTACATTTTTGGTGGTGGTGCTCCACATACGGGAATTACTGCTACAGGATATACTGATGCTACAGGAACAACAGTTGATCCTGATAGTGGTTGGGATCAAGATGGTGCTAATGTTAACTTTGGTGCTTCTGGAGTATTTACAGCATCTCTCGAAAAAGGTGCTAATTATGGAGGACATCAGGATTACACTACAACTGGATCTATGAGTTCAGGTGTTGATGATCTAATCACTGGTTATGGATTATTTGAGAACACAGAAGAAACTGAAGTAGATTTCATTTTAATGGGATCTGCAAATTATGATCAGAATACTGCACAATCATTAGCACAAAAATGTATTGCAGTTGCTGAAGCAAGAAAAGATGCAGTAGCATTTATCTCACCTTACAGACAAGCATTCTTAAATGATAGTGCTGCTGGATCTGTAACGGTTAGTGATATTGATACGATGACATCAAACGTGAAGGACTTCTATGCTCCTATCACATCATCAACTTATGCAGTATTTGATAGCGGATACAAGTACATGTATGATCGCTTCAATAATGTATTCAGATATATCCCATTAAATGGTGATATTGCTGGAACCTGTGCAAGAACTGATATTGAACAGTTCCCTTGGTTCTCACCAGCAGGTACTGCAAGAGGAGCAATTCTTAACGCAGTAAAACTTATTTACAATCCTGGTAAGAAACAGAGAGACATTCTTTATTCCAACAGAATTAACCCTGTTATCCTATCACCTGGAGCTGGAATCGTTCTATTCGGTGATAAGACTGGATTTGCTAAATCATCTGCATTTGATCGTATCAACGTTCGTAGATTATTCATCTACCTTGAAGATGCAATTAAAGCAGCAGCAAAAGATCAACTCTTTGAGTTCAACGATGAAATTACAAGGACTAACTTTGTAAATATCATTGAACCATTCCTAAGAGATGTTCAATCCAAGAGAGGTATTTTTGACTTCGTTGTTGTTTGTGACGAAACAAACAATACAGCAGCAGTAATCGATTCAAATGAATTTGTTGCTGACATATTCATCAAACCAGCACGTTCTATCAACTTCATCGGACTAACCTTTGTTGCTACTAGAACTGGTGTTGCTTTTGAAGAAGTAATCGGTTCCGTTTAATCAAGAGGTTTTAATCAATCATGGCTAGAAATCAAGTCAATCCACCACCACTAAGGACGATTTCAGACTTTAAAAGTAAGCTGACAGGTGGCGGTGCTCGTGCTAATCTGTTCGAGGTTGTTCTAACATTTCCTGATGCTGCTCAACCACCCTCTGATGTTCTTGATAGATCAAGATTCTTAGTAAAGGGTGCAAGATTACCAGCATCTAACATTTCGCAAATAGAAGTACCTTTCAGAGGAAGGGTACTTAAAATTGCAGGTGATAGAACATTCGATTCTTGGACTGTTACCGTTATTAACGATACAGACTTTGCAATCAGATCCGCATTCGAGAGATGGATGAATACCATCAATCGTCTTTCAGATAATACTGGTTTAGTTAATCCAGCAGACTATCAAGCAGATGCTTATGTTTATCAGTTAGATCGTGATGGACAAGATCTAAGGGCATATCGTTTCTACGATACATTCCCAACACAGGTTGGTCCTATCGAACTTTCATATGACGCTCAAGGCATTCAGGAATTTACTGTTGAACTTCAGGTACAGTACTTAGAAGTAATCAAGGGTAGAAGTCCTGTAGCAGGTGGCGAGGATATCAACTAAATAGAAGATATAAAGTAAATTTTTTATACTATGGCGAAACTTTTCGGTTTTTCTATTGAGGATACCCAGAAAAAGTCCAAATCAATCATCAGCCCTGTTCCCAAGAACAATGAGGACGGGGTTGATGCTTTTGTGTCTAGTGGATTTTATGGTCAGTATGTAGACATTGAGGGTGCATATCGTTCAGAGCATGATTTAATAAAAAGATATAGAGAAATGGCACTTCACCCCGAATGTGATGGTGCTATTGAAGATGTTGTTAATGAAGCAATAGTTAGTGATCTCTACGATTCACCTGTAGAAGTTGAATTATCAAATTTAAATGCTAGTGAAGGTATAAAGAAAAAAATTCGTGAAGAATTTACTTATATTAAAGAAATCATGGACTTCGATAAGAAGTGCCATGAGATTTTTCGTAATTGGTATATTGATGGTAGATTATTCTATCTAAAAGTTATTGATATGAAGAATCCCCAAGAAGGTATTCAAGATCTTAGATATATTGATCCATTAAAAATTAAATATATTCGTCAAGAGAAAAAGAAGAAGGGACAAGAGTTAAGTATCATTACTGGTAATGAGAAGCAATCTGTTCCAAATCCAGAATATGATGAATATTATCTCTACACTCCAAAACCAAATTATCCAACTGGAATGGTTAGTAGAGCAGGTAAAGACGCTATAAAAATATCAAAAGATTCGATTACTAATTGTTCTTCAGGTTTAGTAGATAGAAATAAGAATAGAGTTCTTTCATATCTTCATAAAGCAATTAAAGCACTTAATCAACTTAGAATGATTGAGGATTCTCTTGTTATATACAGATTATCAAGAGCACCTGAAAGAAGAATATTCTATATTGATGTAGGTAATTTACCAAAAGTAAAAGCAGAACAATACCTAAAAGAGGTAATGTCTCGCTATAGAAATAAGTTAGTTTACGATGCGAACACTGGTGAAGTTCGTGATGACCGTAAATTTATGAGTATGATGGAGGATTTCTGGTTGCCTAGAAGA